CTGGTACTTGGGGTGATAAAACAAATACAAATTTAAATTTAGTACAACAAGCAATTGCTGGTTTTCAATCTATATCTATAGCAGGTGGACCTCAAACTACAGCTCTTACAATGGACAATGCTGCATTATCTAATGCAAGAAATGCTGTTGTAAAATTAACAGGAACAATTACAGGAAATCAAATAGTAACAGTTCCAACAGGCATTGAAAAAACTTACATTGTTCAAAACGGCACGTCAGGTGCATTTACAGTAGAATTTAAACAATCGGGCGGAACAGGAACAACTTTTTCAGCAACAGATAAAAGTATTAAAATAGTTTTTGCAGACGGAACAAATATAAACACAGTAGATTTAGATACACTATCTGGAGAAATTGCTACAGCACAATTAGAAAATCTAGCAGTTACGTCTGGTAAACTTGCATCATTTGCAGTGACTTCAGCAAGACTTGCCTCATTTGCTGTTACAACAGCAAGACTTGCAACTAATGCTGTTACAGCTATTAAAATTACACAATCTACTATTACACAAGCAAAACTAGCAGCAAACTCTGTAGGATCAAATCAATTGATCTCAACGGGTGTAACAGCCGCAACTTACACAGCAGCAACTATTACAGTTGATGCTGATGGTCGTATCACTTCTGCATCTTCTGGATCAGGTGGAGCTGGAATGGGAATACCTACTTTATATTCAGTTGGACCAACGTCTGGAACTTTCACTGCTACACCATCTGCTAATAGATTAGCTATTTACATGGTTGGTGGTGGTGGGAATGCTGGAGGTAATATTTCTTCTATGGGTGATGTTGCAGCAGGTGCTCCTGGTGGTTATGGAGGACATGGATTTTATGATAAACCAATAACTCAACCTTTTTCTCAACCATTTTCTGTAGGGGGGCCTGGTGGTAATACAACTTTAACAGACGTTGGAACTGTTAATGCAGGGAATGCAGGGGGTGGTGGTTCTTTTAATCAACCTGTAAATCCAGGTAATCCAGGAAATGCACCAGGTGCTAGTTTGAACTATCCAACCGTAGCAACTAATTTTGTCGTTGGTGGTAATATTGGAAAACCAGGATTTAATTCAACAGGTTTTTCAGCACCTGGAGAATTCACAAGTGTTGTAGCAGGTGCCTTAGTTATATTTGAAAATACAGGAACATAGTATGGCTTATTTTATTTATAATAAAAGTGGTGAACAGTGTATTTATAAAATAGCTGAAAACGATGTTGATTTAAATTGTTTAATCGTACCACAAGATCAATATAATATAGTTAATGCAAACCAAGAAGATTTTAATTCTGTTAAGTTAAATACTAAATGTATATTAAATTTTAACGGGTCTTCTCCACAATTAGAAAATTGTTCAATTATTTTTAATAGAGTTAATTTGATAAGTTATATAAATGGTTTAAAATTTCAAATTCAACAATTTTTAAACGCCCAACCACAAAATCCAAAATATGTTTTATGGAATAATTATCTAATTTATTTAAATTCTTTAAACGTATTTACAATTATACCACAAAAAGATGGAATATTAGAATCTTCACTAGAGCAGTATATTCAAAGTACTGGTTACTCTTTTTACAATATTCTTCAAATACCTTAAATTTTAACTTTATTTTATAATAAAAAGATAGTATAATTTTAATTATATGTTTGATAAAAAATAGTATAATTTTAATTATATGTTTGATAAAGAAATAGAGTTTAGTACTCATGAAGATTATTTTCTTACTAAAGAAGATTATCCAATACCAGCAAAATTAAATATACCAGATTGGTTTAAAAAATTAGAACATACAATTGATAATATAACTATTAAGGGTTGTATGCCTTTTTTAGATTCTTTAACTGCAGGCTATATATTAAAAATGCCTCAAGATTTTAGAGTGAGACATAATGTTGATAGTGAAAATGAAAAAGGAGAAAAAATAAAAGATTCATTTCAAAGATATGCTCTTAATGGAGAGCAACAAATGTTATATGCAAAAAGTATAAATTTAAATTCTAATACTCCGCAAGTTCATCCTCCTTCTCAACTAGTAGGTTCTCCTTTAATTGATAAAAATAAAAATATACCTTTCTATAAAATTTTAAACCCTTGGAAAATTAAAACTCCAAAAGGTTATTCGTGTTTATTTGTTCCTCCTTTAAACAATTCTGATGATAGATTTTCTATAATACCCGGAATAGTAGATACTGATGTTTTTCCAAATGAAATTAATTTTCCAATAGTTTTAAATGGAGATAAATATCCAGTTTTAGAAACTTTAATTTTAAAAGGCACTGCTTATGCTCAAGTTATCCCTTTTAAAAGAGACTCTTGGTGTATGAAAATAAAACCTAGAAAACAAAAAGACATTCAGATATCAAAACTTTTTTACCCTTTAAAATTAATTAATAATTATAAAACAAGATTTTGGAATAAAAAAATATGGAAATAAAAAATTTTATAAAAATATATGATACAGTTTTACCTTGGAATGTTTTAACAAATTTAATTCGTTTTTCAAATAATTCTAAATTTCAAGAATCAAGAATTGGTGGACAAGATGGTACAGGGATTATTGATTTTAATGTGAGAAGAGTGCATCAATTACCTGTTACAAATACTGATAATTCTTTATCAAAAGTTCATTGGTGTAATTTATTAACATATTTTTTTAATAGAAATTTAAAAAAATATAAATCAGATGCTAATATTTTAGATTATAATTATACTAAAATTCTTAATGTTGATATTTTAAAGTATGAAAATACTGGGTTTTATACTTGGCATGTTGATCATTTTTCAGAGATCCCTAGAACTATGAGTTGTATTTTACTTTTAAACAATGATTATGAAGGTGGAAATTTGTGTTTTAGAAATCCAGATGGATCAGGAGAATGGGAAATAGATGTAAAACCAAATAGAATGATTATTTGGCCAAGTACTTTTTTATTTCCTCATACGGTTAAACCAGTGACAAAAGGAATAAGGTATTCAGTAGTAGCATGGGCCCTTTAAAAGAATTTAAATATAAGTTAATAAAAAATTTCTTAACTAAAGAAGAAATTAAATTATTAACGGATTACTGTAGAATGAAACATAGATTAAATTTTGATTCTTTTGATTGTGATATGAATGATAATGGAGACACATTTTTTTATGGAGACCCATTAATGGAATCTTTAATGATTAATAAATTAGAATTAATGCAAAAAGAAACAGGATTAGAGTTATTATGTACTTATGCATTTTGGAGAATGTATACAATAAATGCAGATCTAAAAAAACATAGAGATAGAAAATCTTGTGAGATAAGTGTTACTGTAATGATTGGTTCAGATGGGACTCCTTGGCCAATATATATGAATGGTGTAGAAATTAACATGGAACCTGGAGATGCTACAATATACCTAGGTTGTGAAGTAGAGCATTGGAGAGAAGAATTTAAAGGAGATTGGCATGCTCAAACATTTTTACATTATGTAGATAAAAATGGTTCAAATAAAGAATGGTTTAAAGATAAAAGATTATTATATGGAACTCCAAAACAATAATTTAGATTTTAAAAAAGGTGTTTGTTTAGAAAAAATTGTAGAGAGAAAATGCAATATTGTAATTGGAGAAATTGACGATTTTGAATTAATAGATTCTTTAATAGATATAGCAAGGAAAAAACCAATAAGTGACAAAAAAACTAACGTTGTAGGTGATAGAACTGATTTTACAAGTTTAAAAGATGAAAAAAAATTTTATGAGTTTTTAGAAAAGATTAAAACTTCAATTCAAAAAATATGGAAAACAAATTTTATTGTTTGGGAAGTTTGGGCTAATTTTTATAAAAAATCAAATAATGATTCAGCTAAAAAACATAATCATGCTGGATCTACTGCTTTTTGTGGTATTTTATATTGCACTGATGGACCTGGACCTGGAACTTATTTTAATGATTTTGATTTAAATATTAATGAAAAGAAAGGTAGATTTGTTTTGTTTGATCCAATTTTATTTCATGAGGTAAAACCTTATTCGTATGATAAAGAAAGAATTACTATTGCTTTTAATTTTAACGAAATAAAGGATTGGTATAAATGAAATTTAATCAACATGAAAATGGTTCTTGTGATATAGAATTTTCACTTAAAGAAAGGTGGATAATATTAAAAAGAGGAAAAATTCATTTATCTGATGAAGCATTAAAACATTTTGGAAACAATTTAGTTAAAATGGTAATGGATTGGCAAATAAAATTTAATCAAGACGTAGCCAAAAAAATGACTTATCAAGATACTAAAATAGAAGGAAAATGATTCCCAAAATCATTCATCAAACAGCATATGCTAATAAAGATGAATGGCATCCAATTTGGAAATATTGTCAACAGTCTGTTTTAAATCATTTTAAAAATTTTGAATATAAATTTTGGAATGATAATGATTTAGATAACTTTGTAAAAGACAAATATCCCCAAATTTATGAAAAATACAAAAATTTTCCAGGACATATATTTCAATTAGATTGCGTAAGATATTTATTATTACATCACTTTGGAGGAATTTATATTGATATGGATGTCTATTGTTATGACAAATTTTATGATGAATTAAAAGGAGAAGTTAATTTAGTAGAATCGATTGGTGATGAACTAGTTCAAAACTCTTTAATGGCGTCTGTTCCTAATCATTCTTTTTGGATGGATTGTTATAATTTAACTTTAAATAGAACAAAAACAATAAAATTAAAACCTAATCTAAATACTTTTTTTAAAAAAGAAGCTGATGAAAATGATAATTTAATAAGACTTATATCAGGACCATTAATGTTGTCTGATTGTGTAAAACAAAATAAATATTCAATATATATTCTTCCTTATAAATATTTTAATCATGAACCTTTATCTTATAAAAAAGAATTTAAAACTAAACATATGCAAAGCGGTATGTGGGGAAAAGAAATTAAAGATGGATTTTATTTTATTAGAAACAATAATGATTCTAGTATTCCAATAGAAGAATATTATAAATACTCATATAAAATGAAAACATCCATAGATTTAGATAACTTTGATTTTTATAAAGATTATTCAAGTATTTAAAGTAAACGATATATAAGGTATAATGATTAATGCCATTAAAAAAAATACCCGTAGCCCCAGGCTTTGACAAACAAGATACTGCATCTCAAGCAGAAGGTCGCTGGATTGATGGAGATAATGTACGTTTTCGTTATGGAAATCCTCAAAAAATAGGTGGATGGGAGCAGTTATTATCAAGTACATTAGTTGGTGCTGCTAGAAATCAATGGATATGGGCAGATCTTAAAGGTAATCGTTATTCAGCAATTGGAACTGATAAAGTATTGGTTATTTATTTTGAAGGTGCGTTTTACGATATTACACCTGTTGATGCTATTCTTACAAGTTGTACATTTAATACATTAAATGGCTCTACATCGTTAACTGTTAATAAAGCTGGACATGGTTTATCTGTTGGAAGAATTGTTAAATTCACTGCAGTAACACCGCCCACAGGAACAACCGCAGCAGACTTTACAAATTTATTTGAAGTTAAAACAACACCCTCATCAAGCACTTTTACAGTCACTTTA